AGAGCAGCCTGTGTCGATTGCAGCCTGTAGGCCTCTGCTTGCTGGCCGCTTTGATATATTGACGACACGGCCGATAAGCCCGTGCCTAGCAACTGCAAATTCGCAGCAGTAAACAATGACGTTGCCGCCGCCGGAGTTGAGGCTCCGATGATTGTTGGCGCAGCATTGGTTAGCGCCGCGCCCCAAGATGCGAATGACGCTGATGTTGATGCGGCCGCCGCAGCGGTAGTGGCTGTCGCAGCAGTAGCGGTAGCGGATGGTAGTAAAGCGGCTAACCAGGTCATTATGTGCCCCCGTATACAGATAATTTAAATTCAAGGCCAAGCAGCGTCATTCGCAACGGCAACTCTTGGGTCACTGTAATCTGGCCATCCTTACTGTATCCAAGCAATCCATTGATCACCTTGGTGCCGGTAAACAGCGGCGTTGATTCATCCAATACACCGCTTGTGTCTAGCGTGCGAATCGGCACCAGCACATTGTTGATCTTTAGGTGCTGAGTTTCATACAGCAATGCGTTGACCTCTAAGATGCGCTTTCGGTAACCAGTGCGGACGCCCGATGCAATGCGCGGTTCAATTGGCAAGGTTTTAACCTGGACCGTGTACGGCAAGCCAACTTCATAGCTGGTTGTGCTTGCGCGGTCAAACGTGACAGCGCCGCTCGCAACGGTCTCATTAGCCAACACGTTGCCATCGCAGATGACGTTAAGAGACTTGCCCTCATGTGGCAAGCTAGATGCGCCGGCAGCAGCGCCGCCAACAAACGCGCAGTCAGTAAACGTGCTAGTGTCAATTGACTCAACAAAGTAATAGTCAGTACCATCAAACGTGCGCTTGACAACAAAATAGATATCCTCAATGTCAACGCCAACATCCTTAAACAACCCAGCGGTTGTGAATCTGCTGGGAGCCACGACGTTTTGCTGGCGTAGGATTGAATACACAGTCACCGTACCATCGCCGTTTAACATGAACAGCGCATCAGACTCATCGGTGCTAGTCGCCTTACGCAATGACAACTCAACGGGCGTGTTGATCAGGTGACTAGACAGCAGACTAATACTAGTGCTGACATATGAAAGCGTTTGGTCGCTATACAAAAACTCGTTCAGGGATTTGCCCTGGCGCTGCACATAGATCGTGCCGGACTGCAATTGCTGCACACGCATACCCTCGCGCGAGCCATTGCGGCTAACAGCTTTCACAAAGAAATTTGTCGGCGTAATCGGATCGAGTCCAGACTGCGGTACATAGAACTCGCCGCCAGACGTAAACACCTGGAGGTCGCGACCGCTAATCATGTCAACGATCACGTTGAGTGTGTTGGTATCTAGTGTTGCTTCGACTGCGTCGTCGTCATAAACCTGGTCTGGTTTGAAGTCGAAGTACAAACCAACCTTACTGCCCCACATAGTGGATGGCCGGGTTCTGCTGCCGCCGAAATACAGCCGCCCCTCATGGAACGTGCATGTGCGCGGCCATCCTTTGGACGCACTCCATACATCCTCGTAACCAGATTCAAGCTCCCAGTCACCGTTGGCAATTGCACTTGTGCTAAAGAATGGTATCTCGGTCACCGCCTCAACTGATGTTGTTGACTTGTAAGCGACAATGCGAGCGCGGCCCTGTGGCTCCGCATTGATGTATTGGTCCACGCTGCCAGCGCTAAACACAGCGCTCGACGCCGTGATAGTAATGCTGCCGTCTGTGCCTGATGGGGTGATTGTTCCGGCGGGGTTACTTACAGACAGCGTAAAGGCGTACTTGGGGATTGAGTCAAACGCCAGGTTGCTAACGGTCCAATCAGCGTTGGTTGCCCCGCGCAAGATGCGGATGGGGTTGATATCCTTGTGCGTCAAGATCAATGTGTCAGCGCTTTGGGTCCAGCACATAGTGGACAAGATACTGCTTGTCACTGCGGTCACGGTTGCGTAATCGTTGCCACTGCCATTGATGTTGGTAATCAGCGTCTTATTCCGGAACACATACATACGCTGATTTGTAAACACCAGCATGTAGCTGTCATCCACATTGAACTCAAACGGGATCATCCGCGTGCCGTCTTGCGGGTTCGCGCCACCCGGCAGTTGCAGTAAATGCTTTAAGCCACCGCGGCGACGCACGCCACCCTGGGGCTGGACTAATACATTCTCTAAGCGCTCTGCTGCGTTCTTGTATTGATCTAAATCGACACGCGCGCGCAACAGCGGGTCAATCTCGCCGCTGCTGAAATTTGTCTGTATTAGTGTCAGGCGCGGCATCAGAACCTCACGTTGATCAGCGAATAATCCTCAAACGCCTGTGTCACGTTGCCCTGGCCATCAATAACCATAGCCGTGCGGAAATAACCGCCGCGGTTGTTTTCGCCAGGTGAGCCGACAGCAATCTGCTGCCAATATTGTGTTTTTGATATTTGATCAGTAACAGGATCGGCCAAGTGCCAAGCCATCATGTAATTTAAAAGCTGGACAAAGTAAGCGGGCATTGCCGACTCTTCCGGCAAAAACTGGTAATCAACAACGATTGTTTCTTCGTTTGTCAGCAGCTTGTCGCCTTGCACGGTCCATGCATTAAATGTTCCAGCACCAACCGAGGTGGACGTAAACGCCCGCCGAATAGTCCCCAGTCGATCTGATGGAAGCTGGTATTCGTATTTGTATTCGTTTACTGGTGTATTGATGGTGCGTGCTAATTGCACCTTCTTAAACGAAAAAGACCAGGGGTAAGCCTGGAGTGTAGATTTTTTAACGTGTGGGTATAGACGGTCACACAGGTTGGCCTCGTCTGTGCCTTCGTTAAATGAAGAAATAGGACGGGCACCAAGTAATAGTAGCGCGTCCGAACAAACTGTTAATGCGGTATCGCCAGCGGCCATATAAATCCCCTATGCGAGCAAGCCAGCCCCCAGGATAAACCCAAGGGCTGACTCGCTTCCTACGGCAGCTTAGTCGCTGTCGGTAGCTGTGATGGTCAAACCATCAGTTACGTCAACCACGCCGCTTGCATTGGATGCAACATAAACCCATGACAGGGCTTGTGTGCCGCCAGTAGAAGAGCGCACCAAGATAACATCGCCGACGCGCAGCGTGTTAGCCAGGCTGTTGAAATAACCGCTGGTGTTTACATCAGCAATGGCATCTGTAGTGGAATAACCATACAGGCTGGGCGCATTGCCAGACTTAGCGGCACCGTATGTGGTGAAACCAGTTGTACTAAAAGCCATGATGACCTCCTTATTCGCGGCAAGTGATTGAAACAATACCGCCGGCATCAATGGCAGTAGCACCGGCAGACAACATTGACGCCACCAACCAAGAAGTCTTCTCGGGGATGTAGTTAATCTCGCTGCGGATACCCATGCCTTCAGCCATACCAACGGCAGACTTGTGCCATGCGTACACGGTACGGTCAGAACCAGAACCGCCGCCTGTCAAGCCACCCTCAGTCCGATCACCAATGGTGATGAAGTTGAAGCCCAAGAACGTGTTGATATCGCCTTGCACCAACGCCTTGACGGTGTTGAAGTCAGAGCTGGTAACAGAGGTTTCAGACAACAAGTTAGACAGGTTGCTTGCATGGATCAGCATGTAGCGGTCATCCATGGGCACGTTGTTGGCGTCCATCAAGCGCTTTGCTTCGCGCAATTTAGCCACGTTCAAGTTGGTATCGGTACCGCCAATGTCGTTGCTAACGGTCAAGCTAGTGCCTGAACCAGCAATTGCATCGATAACGATCTGGTCAGCGCGGCGGCCAATGGCCTTACCGACAACTTGAACCAACTCGCGCTTCTCGTCAAAGTTGACTTTAGCCTGGTTGAAAATGTCGCTGTACTCAGCGGCAATGTAGTCAGCCAATGTGACAGTTGCCTGTGAGTAATCGACATTCAACGGGGTGACGTCAGTTTGAGGAACGCGCACGGTGGCAACACCAGCGCCAATTTTGGGGAACTTGTGAGTCGCACCTTGTACGCCAGAGCGAAGTCGGACAGTGTTGCGTAGCACGGCGTCAGCCTGATATGCCTGCTTCACCTCCGCATCGAACAGCGTAACAAAGGCATTTGAAATACTAATAGCCATTTGTTTTCTCCTGAAAACGGTTGATAAAGGTTACTTATCGCCGCTGGTTCTCCGACTTGCATCGGGCCTTGACTTGCGCATTACAGCGCGCCGCTGGACTGGCTACAGTCTTTATGGGCAAGTAAGTGTTCACTTACAAGTTATCCATGCGGCCATTGTATCCCATGTCTTTGGAATTTTGTCAACCCCTGTCGCGCAGACAAAGAAAAGCCCCAGGGGCTACCTGGGGCAAGGGGTAGTTACCCACCCTTTGGAGACAACTGCGATTGTCTATTCCACAATACCATATGCCTTATATACCTTGCGCTGGAACGCCGGGTCAGTCTGATACCGTGGGTCGGCCACCATAGAGGCGCGCTCCTCTTCGCTCATGGCCCCCTCTGCTGGCGGCATTTCAATTGGTATACGGCCCTCTTGCGATTCCCGAATTTTCATCAAGACACGCACGCCCATAGCGGTGCCGCCCATGTATTCAAACTCTTTGAATAATTCATCGGACAAAACGCCCTTGCTCTTCAAACCCAAGCCCCAGGTGCGCATGTTTTGCAAAATCGCCCTAGCATTGGGGCCAAGCGCTGCCATCTCTTGCTGGATAGTTTGCTGGGTTTGGGCTTGTTGAGCGCCGCCCATTTCAACAATCTGCCCAGCCAGCTCGGTAAACGCCTGCTGAGACAAGCCGTATTTGGCCGCCCAGCCCGTGTATGCCTGCACAACAGGGTCGTCCTTGGATAGGCCGTCTAAGCCGTCGAGACTATATTCGCCATTCTCTGGGGGCTTGTGTTTCCCCGCGCGAAATGCCTTTTCCAATTCTGAATAGGACTTAGCAATCCCCTCCAAATCTGGCTCGTTGCTGTCTTTTGTCCAGAACTTCTCCGGCCAGAAGTCAGGCCGCTGTAACGGCTCATCATCTTCTGCGGTTGGTTCATTTTCAAAGGGGTTGATGCTTTGCTCTTGGCTCTCGGTTGTCTGCTCTTCATCTTCTGCCACAGATGCAAGCAGGCCGGAGTTGTCATTTGCCTCATCGGTCATTGCGTGATTTCCTTATGCGGGCTTCAATATCGCGGATAACCGTGTTCTGGCCTTCGCGCCATTGCCCAAATGACGCATCCGCACCTGGTTGCCAGCATGGCTGCTCAAGGTAAACCTCGCGCAACCACGCCAACACCTTCTTGCCGTTGTCTGTACCAAACGTCCTGGCAATAAGGATGTTGATATCAACGGTCTTTTGGTCTAACTCAAGCGGCTTGGCTTGAGCCTCTAGCTCTTCCCAGCTCATGCCATGCCCCCGGCCATTGCAGCTTCAGGCGGCGCGCCAGCTTCTTGCCCCATGCCTGGCTGCATACCTTGTTGCTGCTGGGCTTGCGCGGCCATGGCTGCTTGCTGGGCCATCTGCTGCATGATATCTGCGCGCTCTTGCACTGAGTTGCGCAACGACGCCGGGATGCCCAGCTTGTCGCCCACATAGTCCAGCACCTCGCCAACTTTGAGCGCGAGCTGACCTTCTGGCCCCAAGCCCTGCGCGATCTGGAAATACTGCATGATGCCGTTAATCTCGTCCATGTTCTGGGCCATGGCCAGCGGAGATGTTGCGCTGACCTTGACCTCCAAGCCGTTGACGCGCAATGGCAAATCGATGATGCCGGCGTCGTCCATGACTTCCAGAATCTTAGAAACCAGCGGGATCATGGTCTCATTGATCAAGCGGCCAAACGCGCTGCCCAGGTTTTGAGACAACTCTTTCATGCGCTCAACAATCTCAGTCGCGCTGCGCGCGCTCATGTTGTCTGGTGGCAGGGACTCATCGAGCAAGATGCGCTTGATGTTCTGGCGCAGATCATTGATGATGATCTGAGACACGTTAAAGTCACCGGCACGCGGTAGCGGTTTGAGCGCGTCGCCTTGTGGGCCACCATTGCGCGCGACCGGGATAATCGCGCCTGGGACAATCTTGACGTTGGCTGGGTTTAGCACGCCGTCGTCTGCCGCTGTGTACACGCCGGTGATCGCAAGTGATGCGTTCTTGAGCAGCAGCTCAAGGGTTTTATTTAATGTCTTAACGTCTGGCAGCGCCGTCAGCACAGGGCCGCGGCCATAGATTTCACCCGCCACTTTCATGTAGCGCGACACAACCCAGGGGCTGGTCTTCTTGCGGCGATACACCAGCTCTTCCTTAGACTTCTCGTGGATAACGTGGTAGCAATAATCGCCACGCTCGACGTCATACACAGTGGCCTCAACCAGGTCCACCTCTTCGGTTGGCTTGTCCTCGATATGCTTTTGCAGCTCTGGCGGGATGACGGCGTCTTTCCATTGCAGTTGGATTGACTCGCCTTTGATGCGCATCTTGCGGTAGACGTTGTCCACCTGGCCATTCACGCCCTCTTCAAACGTGACCAGATATTGCGGCACCGGCACAAAGTTAATCGGAGACACAGAGTCGCCCGACTGCACCATCATTACGGCAGTGCCGACAGACAGATCAAGCAAGAACTCGCCAATAGCAATGTCGAAATTGGATTGCTTCAAGACGGCAAACATCTTGTCCAGATACATATCAAGCGCACGCTGCGCTTCTGCGCGACGCTCAAATGGGATTTCGCTTCCAGGCTCTAGCCGGCACCACTTGCGCTGGGCAGGGAAGATGCCAGACTGCAATCGATTTGCAAAGCGCTGGGTTGATCCGATAGCCGTACTATCAAACACCCGCGTCATCTTCTTGCGGCCGGTGTTCTTTGATTCGTAGTCGCCGGAATACATGTTGCGCTGCGGCAGCGCGAACTCATAAGCATCTTCGTAAAGAGACCGGAAATCCTCTTTGCGGTTTTGCGCGATCTTGTGACGCTGCAATATTTGCTCAACTGATAAACGATTAGGCATTTTTCTTTCTCGCTTCGTAACGCTTTAATAGGCTGCGGCCTTTCGCGGCTAACTTGGCTGCGGCTGATCGATTGGTTGGCGCAGGCTCACCCCACGCCCTCGCAGCCAGCGCCAATCGGGTTGGGTCGCCGTTGTCTTTTGTCAGCGGCCCGCTTGGATTTGTATAGAACCTGGTCAAGAAAGAACCCTTGCGGCGCATCTTCTCTGGCGTGTCGGCTGCTCCCTTGACGCCAGGCTTTAAGTTAGCGCCCTCTTTCTTCTTGAAATAGCGCCGCCCCGCCTCAGTCAAGCCGCCCTTTGGGTCTTTGATCGGCTGCTTACTCATACCATTCCAATATCAACTCGGCAATCTGCGCGGAGCCTGACATATTGGTCAAACGCACCAAGTAGTTAGTCAGCGGTGCAAGTACATACTCTAGCGAGTCACCGTCGCCGCCACCGGCTTTCTTCTTGATGCCGCCAGGCAAGAACTCTTTAAACAACTCGGTGCCCGTGCCGGTAACGGTGGGGTTAATCACCATTGCCGCGTTGCTTGGTGTCGCAATCGTTCGGTTGCGGCGCACCGGCGTGAACGATGT